AAAAGCGGGTAAATGACCAGTTTCACGCAGTTTTTCCGGGGTTTGCTATGGTCACGGTTGCGCTCAAAACCGCCCAAAAGGCACAATTTAGCGCAATCGCTTTGCTCCAGAAAGCACTTGCAAAAGCTAAGTGAGTTCCGCCTAAACTGCCCATGCGGCAGATTAACCTCTCGACTTTCCTCAATTTCGGACGGCCTCTTTACTTCGGCGGCGGAGGCGGCGGCGGAATGCCAGCCTCGCAAGTCCAGGCGGCTCCGATGGCTGACACCGAAGCAGCCAAGACCAAGACGGCAGACGCCAATCGGCGGCGCATTGGTGGTGTCGATGCCCTCAAGGGCACGGCGATTGCTGATCTGGCCCAAAAGGGCAAAACCAAAACCCTCGGAGGCAGCGGCTACACTGGCGAGGCATGAGCGCGGAAATGTCCAAAGCTCAAAAGCTGTGCGAACGCTGGCAGACCATGCAGGCGGATCGGATGCCGTGGCTCGTCCAGTGGCAGGAAATCGCCGATTTGATGGCCCCGCGCTCGGCTGGAATCAGCACAAAGACCAACCTGCCCGGCACTTCGCGGGAAGCTACGCTGTTTGACACGACGGCGGGCGATGCGCTCCTGACAATGGCCGGGGGCCTCATGTCGTGGATGATGCCCGCAAACGAGCCGTGGTTTGGCTTCGAGCCGGTGCGCGAGCTTCGCGGCTCGGATCGCGTCAAAAAGTGGACGCAGGAGTGCGCGGAGCTTGGCCGGGAATACCTGTCCAACTCCAGCTTCTACACCGAGTCGCACGAAGATTTGCTCTCGCATTGTGGCTTTGGCACCTCCGCGCTGTACTTTGCCCTCGAAGACGGCGAGCTTCGTTTCGAGCATCTGCCGACTGGCTCTTACTGCATCGAAGAGAACCGCTTTGGCGTGGTCGATACGCTGTTCCGTGAGTTTGAATGGTCAATCGAGCAGGTAGCCAAGCATTTCGGCGAAGAGGCTCTTTCGGCCAAAAGCCGCGAGGCGCTCAAAGACGACAAGCGCAGGCTTGCCAAGATCAAGATTTTGCACGCCGTCTATCCTCGACCGAACGACGAACGCCCGCGAGACGAGCTTTCTCGCATGGCCGATTGGGGCAAGGCGTTCGCGTCCTGCTACGTCGAGACGGCGGAAAAGAATCTCCTGCGCGAGTCGGGCTTCGATGCGTTTCCGTTCTCGGTGGGCCGCTATCTGAAATGGACGGCGCTCGAAGGCAAAACGGCTTACGGCTACGGTCCAGGTTTTGCTGCATTGCCCGATACCCGGCAAATCAACTTCCTGCAAATGATGATGGACTGCGAGGCTGAAAAGCGCGTGCGTCCTTCCATGATCGCAGACGAGCGAATGGAGGGCGACATCGTGCTTTCTGCCGGTGGCATCACCTACATTTCGCAGGGCATGTTTGAGCCGAAGCCGATTCAGGTCGGCGGAGACTACAACGTGGGCCAAGATCGCGTAAAGATGCGGCAAGACGCCATCCGGGCCAAGTTCCATGCCCAACTCTTCAACATGTTCGAAGGCCTCGATGGCGTGCGGACAGCGACGGAAATCAACGAGCGTGCTGCCGAGAAGATCACGGCCATTACGCCCGCGTTCTCTCGTCTCGCTACCGAGAAACATACGCCCATGCTCAAGGCTCTGTTTGGGCAGTGGCTCGAAGCTGGGATGCTGCCAGCGCCGCCCCCCGAAGCCATTCAGCGCATTTCCGATTCGGTCGGGATGGTGCCGAATCCGGCCATCTCGTTCTCGTCTCGCCTTGCTCTTGCAATCAAAAGCCTCCGCAACGTCGATGCGGATCGCCATATCCAACGCATCACGGCCATTGCGCCGCTGCGTCCCGAGGTCTTGGAGCCGTTCGATTGGCTTGCCTGGGCGCGTGGTTCTGGGCGCGATGCTGGCGTTCCTACGGATTACATCCTCGATGAGGAAGTCGTGGCGCAAAACATGGCGGCGAAGCAACAAGCAGCAGCCGCGCAAGCTCAAATGGCGATGCTCGAACAAGGCGCGAAGGCGCTCGGCAGCGTCGGCGGAGTCGAAGCCCTGAAAGGAGCCGCCGCATGATCTTTGCCGCTGCCATCACGGGAACGCTCAAAGGCATCGCGGCCATTCTGTCGATGCTGGTTTGCGTGTGCGTCGTGTTCTGGATCGCTGGAAAACTTGATTGATTCGATGAAAATCACCTCTGACCATTGGCTCGAAGGCGTAAAACGTGACCTGATTCCGGGCGGTTCCGCGATGCCAGTTCGGCGTTTCCTTGTGATCCACTTCACAAGCGGGGCGTCGGCGCAAAGCTCAATCAACTTCTGGAAGACTCCAGCGGCCAAGGGCGCATCCGCTCATATCGTGATCGACCGCAACGGCACCGTTTACCAATGCCGACCGTTCAACGTCACGGCAGGCCATGCGGGCGTCTCGCAGTGGCAGGGCTTCAAGGGGTTGAATGCCTGTTCTATCGGCATCGAGCTTGCAAACGCGGGCGACGACGTGGCGCTGGCGGCTCGATATTCAAAGTTTGAGCCGGTTACGGCCAAGCACAAGAACGGCGGCAAGCCGCAAAAATGGGAAGTCTATCCGCCCGAACAACTCGCCGCCTGTGAGGAAGTCGCTAAGGCGCTGGTGGCTCGCTACAAACTGGACGACGTAATCGGCCACGAAGACATTGCGCCGGATCGAAAGAACGACCCTGGCCCCGCCTTCCCGATGGCGGTGCTTCGCGTGGCCTGCGGATTCAAATCAGAAATCAAGTCATGAGTGACCGTTCCAAGCTCGACCTCGCGCAACCGTTCAACCGGGGCAACGACCTGTTTGAATACACCTTCACGGTCGCGACAAAGCGCCATGAGGTACAGGCGGCGGTGCTGCGTGCCTTCAAGGAAGGCTTTAACTGCTTCCTGTTCAAGTTCGAGTTCAAGGGGCGCAAGTTCGAGGATCGCATTGCGCTTCCGCATGCCGCTGGATTCGATGAGCGCGACGCCGTGGAGATGGCCGAATATGCCCACGACCGCTTTTTGAACACGGTGAAGAAACTCGTCAAAGCATGAAACTTGCCTTTCTTGCCGCCACGCTGGCCTTGCAAGCCTGCCAACACATTTTTGAGCCTCCGATGAGCGCACCAGTCCGCAACGCGCACAAGTGGGAGATTCAACCCAATCCGCGATGGATGCCGTTCTGACATGACCGAAGCCGAGCAAATCGAAGCCAAGCGCAAAGATCGCCAAGCGCGTTTGAATGACGCTTGGGCAGACCTTGCGACAAGCAAGTCATTCCGGCTTGTGATGGAAGACGCGCAACTTCACTTTGGCATGTTCAAAGAGTCGTTTCTGGCGACGGACAATTTCAACCCGCACGCTGCCGCGCAACGCGACGGCCAGAAAAGCGTGCTGACCTTTTTCGCCCGCCGACTCGCTCGCGGCGTGGCACTCTTGGAAGACGAAGCCGAGAGCAAACCAACGAGCGCACTCTAACCACCCCATGAACATCGAAATCAAAAACGGCGTCGTCACCAAAGACGGCGACGAAATTGGAGTCATTCAAGATTCCATCTGTCACCTGACCGAGAAGGTCGGGCCAACGGTTAAAGGCGCGATCCGCAAAGAGTCCGGTATTGAAAACCTGACTTTCAGCGTAGCGGAGACACCTGACGAAGTGGCGCGTATGGGCAAGGCCATTTTGAGCAATGCGCCGGAAACCACCGACGAAGCAGAAGACAGCGACGGCAAAGACGTTGACGCTCCGAAGCCATCCCTAGCCGATATGAGCGACGACGAACTCGCCGAAGAAATGAAGCGTCGCGGCCTCATTCAGGAGGTCAAAAACGAGCCTGTCGTGGAGCAACCGCCCGTTATCGAGCGCGATCTTTCTGCCGTCGATCGACTGCACAAGCTCGCCAACGAGGGCCGGATTCCGCAGCCTCCGGCCAAACACCCGGCGATGGGCGACAAAACGCCCGAATATGTCGCGTGGTTCAAGGCGCACGCGACGCCCGAAGAAATCGCCGTCCGCTACCCTGACAACCGGCGCATTCCGGCATCGGTCCGCGAGTTCCAGGCTGCCGAGGAAAAGCTGAAAGGGAAACTGCCCGGCGAGAAGAAGGACACAGCGCCCGAAAATGATTTCATTGGAAAGGGGGGTGATGAGTGATGAAACTCTTTCCTCGATTCTTCCTCGAAGGTGAAGGCGGCGACGGCGGCAGCAATGGCGGCGGCGGCGCTTCTGGCGGCTCTACGCTGCTTGGCGGCGCGGCTGGCGGCAGTTCGGGCGCTGGACAAGGCGACGCATCCAAGGCCGGTTCTGGCTCAAGCGGCCACGCTGGCGACGGCGGCAGTTCGGGCGCATGGGATTTCCGTTCCTCGCTGGACGACAAGGGCAACTTCCGGCCCGGCTGGGATGCAAGCCTCCCCGATGACCTCAGGGCGTCGGCGGCTGCTCTTGCCAAGTATCCGAATCCGCTCGAACTCATGCGCGGCCACGTCAATGCCTCCAAGTTGATCGGCCAGAAAACGGCCCTCAAGGCTCCGGCTCCAGACGCCAAGCCCGAAGAAGTCGCCAAGTTCAACGCGCAAATCCGCGAGGTTCTCGGCGTCCCGGCCAAGGCGGAGGAATACAAGCTCACGAAGCCGGACAACCTGCCACAAGGCCTGTCATGGGACGAGGCCAAGGTGGGCGACTGGCAGAAGTTCTTTCACGAAAACAACATTCCGCCCGCCATCGCCGACAAGATCGTTGCCAAGCAGGCTGCCGAAATCGCCAGCCAAGCCGACGCAGGCAAAGGCAAGCTCGATGAATGGGTGAAGTCCCAAGAGGCTGAACTGCTCAAGGAATGGGGTGCGGATTATGACGCCAATCTCGGGCTTGCTGCCAAGGCTGCATCCATTGCCGGTTTTGACCTGAACGACAGCGAGCTTGGCAATAATGCGAAGTTCGTGAAGGCCATGTTGACCGTTTCGCGGCTCATCTCCCCCGACAAGCTCGTCGGCGGCGACAAGGCTGCAACGGTCATGGATGGAGCCGCACAAGCCGAGGACATTCGCCGCAACCCGAACAACCCCTGGCACAAGGCATTCATGGGCCAAGAGGGCGACGCACGCCAACGCGAGGCCGCTGCCCTCATGGCAAGGCTGCAAGGCGTCAAAGTGTAGCTCGACGTGCATCACAAGGCCGGGGCCGAAAAAGCCCCGGCTTTTTCGTTTGAAGGTTGAATTGAGCGGGCAGGATTTGAACCAGCTCCTCGACAGGACTCGCCGCGCTGCATTACCAAAATACACTACCGCTCAATTCAGCCTTCGGAGAGCAGAGTTCATGCTTTATGAAGTCGCCAACTTCGCCCGCGTGTCCGCCCCAGCACATCAGCAGCCGGGGCAAGTCGGGAGCCACGGCTGATTCCGTGCCTACGCTTGCCGGTAAAACATGAACTCTACTCTCAAACACCTTTGCCAAGTGACCGCCTTCTTAGGGGCGAGTGTTGGCGCTGACGTGAAACCGCTCTCGCAAAACGGCCTCAACTTCGGCTAACTCGTAACGAATGGATTTGCCAATTTTGAAAGTGGGAAACACGCCTTTTCGGGTGAGCTCGTCAATCGTGCGCAAAGACAAGCAGCAATGTGCTGCAAGCTGTTTACGGGTGATCTTGGCAGAAGGGAAAGGTGGCGTGGCAATTTGAGGCGTGCTGTTATTCATGGGAATGCAGCACGATGCGATTAAATTTCAAAACGTCAATCCAGAATTTCTCAGTTGACATTCTGCAATGAGTTCAACCTCATCCTCGCAGAGTCAAAGCGGCCCGCGTCCTGCGGATACCCGCGAGAGCCAAGCAGCGGCCTCGAAAGAGACACCCGCGAGAGGGTAAATCACCCGGCAAGTCACGACTCGGACAAGCCAGTCTCGCAATCATCAACTCTTTCTCACGTCATGTCTGACGCCCTCACAACCTATTTCGAAACCGAGTATTCCAAGAATTGGGAAATGCTCGCGCAGCAGACCGATTCGCGCCTTGGCGCTGCGGTCACGCCCACGACCATCACCGGCAAGCGCCGCAAGTTCAACCAGCTCGATGTCGGCAGCATGTCCGAAGTGACCGAGCGCAAGGGGGACACGCCCAATGGTGACTCGACCGGACAATCTTACTGGCTCTACCGCCGCAAATTCGAGCGCGTGATCGTGTTCGATGAAGACGACGAGGTGCAACTTGGCACCATCGCTCTCCCGAACTCCGAAGAAGTGCAGTCCATGACGGCTTCCTCGAACCGCACGAAGGATGATGTCATCATCCAGGCTTTCGACGCCACCCGCTACATCGGCGAGAACGGCACCACGTCGGACAGTTTTCTTGCTGCGATGTCCATCGCCGTCGATTACGTTCCTTCTGGCTCGACCGCCAATAGCGGCCTGACGCTGGCGAAGATCGCCCGTGCCAAGAAGCTCCTCGATGAGCAGGAAGTCGAAGACGGTGAACGCTACTTCGTCCATGCGGCGCAGCAGCTTCAAGACATGCTCTTGGTGGACAAGATGACCTCCGAGGACTACGCCAGCGTGAAAGCTCTGGTGGACGGCAAAATTGACCGCTTCCTCGGCTTCAAGTTCATCCGCTCCGAGCGCCTGAGCCGCAACATTTCGACCGATGTTCGCACCTGCTTTGCGTGGCACAAGTCCGGCATCAAGTTTGCGGAAGGCGGCCGCAACGTCCACATGGACGTTCTGCCCTCGAAGCGTCACTGCCAGCAGATTCGCGGCGTCTATCGCTGCGGCGCTGTTCGCACGCAGAACGAAAAGGTCGTCCGCATCTACACGGACGAAAGCCCGTAACCCAATCTTGAGAGGGAGTCGCAAGGCTCCCGCTCTTTCCTCCCTCGTTTTAATCTTCATCTCCTCACGATTATGGCTAACGTCTTCACTGATTTTGCAACTGCTCAACTTGCGGCTGTCTCCGACATCTCGCAGGCTCCCAATCTCCGCTCCTACGGCGGCAACCTGAAAGTCATTCAGGTCACGAAATCCGCCTACACAGGCGCGACCGCTGACCCGCTCTTTCTGGCCCGGCTTCCAAAGGGTGCGCGTCTCTGCCCTCAACTGTGCTCCGTCGATTACGGCGACCCCGGCGACGCCCTCACGGGCAAAATCGGCACCTTCACGGATGCCGCGACGCCCGAGGCGATTGACGATGACGTTTACGGCGCTGGTCTGGCGCTCGGCAATGCTGCCGGGCGGAAGGCCTTCACCGAAGCGGGCACCGTTGGCGCTGGCATCCTGACGTCTGCCGCTCTCACGCAGGACGCTTGGATTGTCGTCACCTGGACGACCGCAACCAACGCCGCGTCTCACACGCAGGTCTGGACGCTGGCCTATACGCTCGCGTAATCCCTCTCTCTTCCGTGGTGGTAGAGTCCTCGCCCTCGTCGCTCTCTCGCAGGGCGGCGGGGGTTCTCCTTTTTTGAGCCATGACCAAAACCGAAATCTGCAACTTGGCGCTCTCGATGCTTGGCGCGAACACCGCGACGGACATCGACACCGACACGACCCCACAAGCGGAGGCAACGCGGCGCTGGTTTGCTCCGGCCCGTGATGAGGCGCTGGCCTCGCATCCGTGGAACTTTGCCACAACACGCGCACGGCTGACGCTGACTTGGACGGACCTTGTTG